GATTAGATCGATTTGTAGGCACAGTTAACGATGTTAGCGTGCAAACAATTAAATATATGTCATCCGATTCTCAAGCTTATAATGCTGACTTAAATGTTTATTGGATGAGTGTTGATTTTATGGCAAGAATGAAAAGATAATTATGAAGTTAAGATTAATAAAACAATGGAATGGTAAGCCAATAGGCGCAACAGGTGTATTCCTTTCCGACTTTGGCAAGCAACTTGTTGCCGATGGCATTGCAGAACATCTTGATGATGATTTTGTGGTAGAACAAATGCCTGAAAAGAAAACACAAGAAGCACCTCAACCTATTTATGTTCCAGTGCCTATGCCCATGGAATATTTTCAGGATGAGAATGAATTGGAAAAAATTGATGTTAATATAGATTTGTCAAAAGCTAAAAAATAATAAAATGGCAACAACTGGAATTATTAACGGTACGTTGATGCGACTATACAAAGATAGCACTGCTATCGGATATGCCACATCCTGCCAAATGAACATCACTGCAGCTATGCGTGAAATCTTAACCAAAGATAGCGCAAGCGGTGGATGGAGAGAAGTAAAAAAAGGTCAGCTTTCAGGCACACTGTCAACAGAAGCGTTGTACGCTGGGCCTGGTGACTCTTCTACAAATTACTTGTTTGATGATTTATTTACAGATTTGATAAGCGGCACTGCTTTAACGATTAAGTTTACTACAGATGTTAGCGGTGATAACGTGTTTACAATGTCTGCCATCTGTACATCATTGGATTTAAACGCTGCCGTAGAAGAAAATACAAGCTACTCAGCTTCGTTTGAAGTTACCGGTGCAATTACAAAGTCAGTTAAATCTTAGAATTAAAAATTACCTAAAATGAAAACAATAAAAATAGCTGAAGCGGACATTCCAGTAAAATTTGGTATGTTCGTTTTAGGTACATTTTTAAGGGAGAGGAATCTTAAGCTAAGTGACCTCTCCCAACTTGGCGAAGACCTCTTATTTGCCCTTGAACTTGCCTTTGCCGGTGTTCAAGCAGGATACAAGGCAAAGGGTGAGAAATGTCCATATACCTTAGAAAAGTTTTGCGACTTAGTAGATTTGGACAAAGGAGGAATAAATAGGATAACAGAATTGATAACAAATGAGATATCAGTTCCTGAAGATCCTGAAAGAAAAAACGAGATAGCGGAGGCGGTGAGTTAACACTGGAGTATATCGAACGATTTTGCTTTGGAGTCCTAAGATTTCCACCTCCGCAATTTTATGAAATGACATTAAGAGAGGTTATAATAGCCATGCAAGGTTATAATAATCAATTTGAAATAGAGCAGCAATTTGAGTGGGAACGTGCCAGGTGGCAAACAACACTTTTATTAAATGTTCATACGGCAAAAGGAAAGTCGATTAAGCCAAAAGATTTAATTGAGTTTCCTTGGGAGACAGATAATGTAAAACCAATAAAACGAAGTTTAACAGAAATTGATAAATCAATTTTTGAGAAATGGGATAAAGATTAAAATATGGCAGGCGGTTCTACTTTAATGCTGAAACTAGGAATAGATGTTTCCAACCTATCCAGAGAACTGGGCAAGGTGGAAAGTCGCATGGCTAAGTTTGGCTCACAAATGCAATCTATAGGCAGCACAATGACGCAGTCTATAACACTGCCATTGATTGGTGTTGGCGCAGCTTCATTGAAAGCATTTGCTGACATGGAGAAGCTGGAGAATGGATTAATTGCCATAATGGGTAGCAGTGAAGGAGCAAAAGAGGAATTAGACAAATTAAGGAAAGTTGCCGAGAATCCTGGTCTTGCATTGCCGCAAGTTGTACAGGCTTCTGCCTCGTTGCAAAGTGTAGGAATGAGTGCCGATGCTGCTCGCGAAACTATAACGCAATTTGGAAATGCAGTTGCGAGGTCTGGAGGTGGTGCAGAACAATTTAGCGGAGTTACATTAGCATTAAGTCAAATTAGCGCAGTTGGTAAGGTTACACAAGAAGACCTTAATCAAATTAAAGAAAGACTGCCAGAGTTTGCGCGTGTGATGAAAGAGGAATTTGGAACGGTAACTGCTGAAGGTATTAGAGCAATCGGTGTAAGTAGCGAGGAATTTATTACGCGATCCGTATCTGCTTTAAGTAAGTTGGAAAGGGCGCAAGGAGGTTTAGGTAATACGTTTGATAATTTAAAAGATAATGTTACTGCCTCTTTGGCTGAGTTTGGCAAGGCTATAAATGAGTCATTAAATTTACAAGCAGTTGCAGAAAGTTTAAGTAAATATATACAAGGATTAGTAGATGGATTTAAGGCACTTAATCCGGAGACACAAGGATTTATCGTTAAGGCTGCTTTAGTAGCCGCATCTATAGGTCCTATTATTTTTATTGTAGGAAAATTAATAAGCACATACGGTGCTTTAGTTGGTGCTACTAAATTTGTGGTGCAAGGAATAGGTAATATAAGTAAAGCATTTACCTACTTAGCAGCCAATCCGATGATTTTAGTAGTCACCGCATCAATTGCTGCGCTTGGTGCGATTGCCTTATATGTATATGATAATTGGCAAGCATTTACTGATAGGTTTAAAAATATATGGATAAATATTAAAAATAGCGTGATGTCAGGTGTGGCATCAGTTTTAAAAAGTATAGATAATTTACAAAAATCTCTTGGATTAAAATTATTTAATCTTGATGGATTAACTGAATATCAAAAAGAGCAAAGAATTGTTGCTACTGAATTTAAAAGTATTGGAGAAACAGTTGATAGTTTAAAAGGTAAACTTGCTTCATTGTTTACTACTGGTGCAAAAGCAAGTGGAGGTGGCGGAGGTATAACTCCACCAACTTTACCAACTGAAACAACTGCAATTAATACAGGTGGTACAGTCGGTAAAGCAGCTACTTTACAACCTTCTATACAGCCTTTAGGTATTACAACAATGTTGCCAACATTAGATGTGTTGCCAACAAAATTAACAAGCGTTACAGCTGAAGCAGAAAGATTAAAAGAAACAACATTAGCTTTAAATGATGCTACTACAAAATTTGTTCCTCCTATTCCTGCTATTGTAGCTTTTAAAACTGAAATAGAGTCTTTAGGATTAAAAATGAATGAATTAGGTAACGCATCAATAAATATTAATTCTGCTATATCATCAGGTATTGGACTTTTAGCAAATGAGTTTGAAAAAGGTATAGGTTCATTTAATGATTTTGCTAACGCAGTAGTTAAAGGTGGTTTAAGCATTATAAAGTCATTGATACAACAAGGTGTTGCTGCAGCAGTAGCTAACACTTTAAAAGGGCCTGCTGGTACATTAGGTCCAGTTGGTGTAGCTATTGCAGGTGCAGCTGGAGCTTTAGCATCTGGATTATTTACTACAATAATTTCAAAAATATCTCCTCCCAAACTTGCAAAAGGCGGCTTGGCATTCGGGCCCACGATGGCAACTGTGGGAGATAATAGAAACGCAAGGGTTGACCCTGAAGTTATAGCACCTCTTTCAAAATTAAAGGGTATGCTTGGCGATGTTGGAGGCATGGGCGGAGTGTTGGAAACAAGGATAAGTGGCAATGATTTAATTATATTATTAAATAGGTCACAAAAGACTTTAAATAGAGTTCAGTAATGGCTATAAGGTATCAAACGACTGTATATAATGAAAAGAAAAGGAAGATAACTATATCTATTAAAGATAAAGATTATTCCGGTGCAGTCGGTTCTTTTGATACTATCAATATTCAGCTTCAATATGATAGTGAAACAAGCCAAGGCATGGAGCGTTTTGCTCCTATTATCGGATCTCGTTTAAGATTAAATTTAATTATAAATTCTGCAGCTTTACAAACATTATTAAACGACATAGGATTTGCGGTTGAGGGTAGGTTTAGCATGGAGCTTACAAGTTATGAGGATGATAATACAACTGTTTTGTTTAAATGGTATGGTTATATAGTTACAGATTTAGTCGAATTTGAAGATGTAACTACTGATGTAGGGTTTAATGCACAAATAGAAGCGGTTGATGGTTTAGCATGGTTAAAAACATTATTGTATAAAAGTGAGGTAGGTCCTTATTTAGGTCAAGATACAGTAGTTCAGCATATTTGCAATTGTTTAAATCAACTGGATTTTGTCCAGGAAAACTTGGTGGCTAATAGCTTGCCAATACTACATACAGTTTTTAACTGGCATGAAAACAGTATAACATATTCTGCAAACAATGATTTTGCACTGCGCACAGTTATAAGTCACAGAGCCTTTTATCACAGAGATACGAAGAATAATTACACCTATCAAAGTTGCTACGATGTTTTAAAGAAAATATGCCAGACATTTGGAGCAAGGCTTTTATTTAGTGGAAATCAATATTGGTTTATTCAAGTTAACGAATATCTTAATCCAAAGAAT